TCGCTTTCAAACGCAGCCTGGGCCCTGGAATCTTGGAGACGGATCTGAGCAGCCTCTAGGTCTGCATTCAGGGCCCGCTGGTTCATGCCTTGCTGAAGGCTTGCAGCGTTCTGGCTGAGCAGGGACTGGTTAAGACGACCCTGGTAGTCCAGCTTCTGCTGCCTGTTGGCATAGGTGTTCTGCAGCATTGCCTGCTGCCATTCCCTATGGGCGCTGAGGTTTGATCGAACCGCCTGATCCATCTGCAGGATTGTCTGCTGGGTGGTTAGCTGGTTCTGATACTTGACCTGCCGGTTCTGCATCTGCATGTTGAAGATGCTTTGCTGCAGGTTTTGATTGGCAGCCGAGTTGATCTGCCTATTCTGAAGAACTGTTTGCTGCCAAGCAGCATCATTAGCAGCAGCAACCTGTGACTGCTGTTGTTGGTATTGAGCGATGCTGCCGACAGCCCCTACTACGGCAGTTGCGATGCCGATTGCAATGGGGGCGCACATAACTTGGCGAACTCCACGTATGTATGTTTGTTTGGGCCTACTTCAACGTAGGAGAGACGCTTAAAGCCCAGCTTGTGCAGGAGCTTCATGTGCATCTTGTTTCTAGGGTCGGCTACGTTATGGAGGAGCGTGTAGCCGCTGATCGAGGCAAGCTGTGCCTTTGCTGCCCTGTAGAAGGTCATCGGGTTCTCCCGTACAGCATCCGTACAGAGCAGCCAGATCCTGCCAACTCCACTCCCCTCATCAACAACACCACCAAAGGCAGCTACCCTTCCGCTGGGTGCTATGTACTTAACAGGAGAGTCCGTCTTATCCACTGAGTAGACGAGGGCTAGATATGGATCCCAGCCCGCATCCTCCAGCTCCCTGCAATCCTCAGCCGTTAGTTGAGAGGCGTTCTCAATAGCATCCCTTCTTGTGGCTGGCGTTACATACTTAGACAGCGCGAATCCCTCTGTTGGAATAGACTCCATACCAAGTAGCAGCTACAAAAGACAGGGGAAAGGGTGAATCACTGTAGATAGACACCTTTGCCTCAGTTCCCTTTGAGTAGACAGGGATGTTGTTGCTCGCTGCTTGGGGCAGGGCAGCCCTATCGAGAGGGGTAAGGTTGGCAAAGTTGTTGGGGAAGAAGAAGGTCCTGGTAGGTCGTCCAAGAGACTGGACATCTGCGTAGTAGTATCCAGAGTCTGTGGATTGGATGTTTAGCCTATGGACCCGAGGAACGTTGATGACATCAGCCTGCGTCTTCCCATCTCCCGTTGAGTTGATCAGGTAGAAGCTAGGCATCTCCAGACGGAACTCATAGGTGTAGCCAAGAGTCACATCATCAAAACCAGTGATATCGCCAGGAACCGGCACATACCAGTTGCCATCATTGGCAGCCGTTAGGTCGGTGTAGAAGGTGCCGTTGTTGGTTGGCGTTTCGCTTGTAGCCACAAGAGCCGTCAAGGTTGAGTCATAAGCACCAGCCGGAAAGTAGACCTTTGTGATATCATTGACAGCATCGTATGACATCGTAGGTGCTGACTTAAATAGATCCAGGCGGTATTCATACGAAGTGCCCGAATCATTAACAGCAGTCCCCTCAATATCCACAAGGGTAGAGCAAGTGCTCAGGCAGATCCCGTTCTGTTGCTCGGTGACAAAGATCAGCAGGTCGTGGTCAACAGAGAGGTGGATGCAGTTGCCTGGTAGATCCCACTCAAACCAAGACGCAAGGATCCTCTCGTTTCCGTTATTGAAGAACTTAAAGAGCTTGAGGTTCTTTCTGTTTGACTTGCCTAGGAAGCAGATCAGCGAGGCAGAGATGGAGGCAGCAAGCGGATCCAGATCTCCAGGCACATACGTTGGCGCTGTCCGGGAGATGTCAGCCACTGAGGGCCTGTTCTCTGCTGAGGTGACCAGCATCTCAGTGACAGAGCTGAAGCCTTGGTTGTTATCTACAAACAGGATCGACTGCCCCGTCTCTACAGGACTGACGTTTGGGTTGATTGTGAAGCTTGTGAATGGCTGTACCTTAGCCGTAGACGAGCTAAAGACATCCTCGTTTGATGTGAGGATGAACTGGCCATTCTCTGAGAAGCACACCAGACCCTGTTGATCACCAATGGCATAGCGGAGGTCTACGGGACGCAGAGAGCCTGTTGCTAGGTCAATAGCATCCGAGTCAGTCTGTACGAGGGCTGACTCCCTGAATAGGTTGAAATACGAGCCAGGCTGTGAGCAGATGATGTTTGCCTCTGACAGCAACACAAGACGGTTCCTGTAGAAGGACATCCCTGTGACCCTCTTCCCGACCAGTGTGGGGAAGGGATTGGTCGTGTCATCCCCTACCCTGCGCTCAACCCAATAGAGGTCCTCACCGTCCTTCTCGGCCTCACTCAGGGGCCTATAGGTGAAGGTGCCGTTGGTCTCCCGAATGATCACATGGGGCATGGTATCGGGGTTGATGTAGATCTCCGTATTTGGAGCTACACACTCCTCCCACACACCAGCACCTACGTTGCCGCCATCTGAGGTAGCAAACTTGACATAGTAGTCATCAGAGTTTGCATCCTCAAGGTTGGCCACCTTAAGCACCAGCCCGTTCTGACTAACAGACGGAAGGCGAGCAGCGTTAGGGACAGTACCCTTATAAGCCAGTAGGGCAGTAGAGCTGATACCACCAGTGGCATCAATGTTGAAGTCTGTGTTGTTGACTCTCTTGACAATGAGGGTGTTGGCAGCAATGGTTGCTGAATAGACACCACCGCCCGACAATGCTTCGATCTTCGTCTTTAGGTCAGATACCACCGAGGCAACAGTCAGGGAGCCGCTAGTGGGCGTTGTATGGCTTGCAGAGAGGCCATTGATCTTGACCTCGTAGGTAGCGTCGTAGCCAATCTGAGCCACGACTACGAGGGCTACAGGGGGCTGTACGGGGGACTTAGTGACCGTATCCTTGGCGACTACCTTAGACCTGTTGAGGACGAAGTTGTAGTCATTGATCTGCAGCAGTTCAAAGTCTTCGCTTGTGCAGTTAGCCATATAGGCCAATGCCCCTGCGCTGATCGTGTTGACGGTCTTGACTGCTCCGGTCTTGCTGTCCCAGATCTTGAGAGACCCATCAGCCAGGAACTGACCTACATAGCGCTCGTCTTGGTCCCTGACAATAGAAAACCACCGACCCCCAGACGTGGCTCCAGCAAGGCTGCTGATCAGCTTCAGACCAGGCCGCTTGAGCATCCCATAAGTAGGGTCGGGCATACAATTCACAGCCTTTCTGACCTGACCAGGAAGCTTCAGGGAATCAGGCTGTTGACTTACCCCACCAAGTAGATTGGGGATTCGCTGAGAGAGCGTAGTCATTATTACCTAGCAAGCGTGCGGAACGGCATGTAAGAGATATAGGTGTTCTGCCCATTCTCCAAGCCAAACATGCTGGGCTTAGAGCTGCTGGTGTCATACTCAATACACAGGGCTCGAAAGATCGCCTCATCCTGGGCAATCAGCTTCACAAGCTCCTCAGAGGCCACCAGACGGCTTGCATAGACCCTAGAGGCCCGAGCAGTGATGTACTCCTTGAAGGGCTGAGGACAGTCAATCCAGTCAAAGCCCCACTGGACATCCAGATAGATCGTCTCCCCAAACTGGTAGGAGTGGGCGATCTTGTCGTAGAGCTTGCCGTTACGCTCCACAAGCTCATAGTCAGCCCCATGCCTTTCAAAGCTTGGGGAGAAGGTGATTACGTTAGACGGGATAGCGATCTCGTCAGTAATAGCATCCGGCTGAAACGGATACTCTAGTTCGGTGTTGAAGTTCCAACCCTCAGCAAGAACGGCCCTAGTCGTCTCTTCGATGACTGCTACTGCTGTCTGTACTTCAGGGTTGTCGGTGTCAATAGTAACTACAGCCGAGCCCCCGACACAAGACAGGAGCTGGTTTACAGCATCAAGAAGCGTTGTTTTAGTAGCCATCTTTGCATGGAGGGGAAGATCCGGTCTGGGATCTAAGTTGATAAAAAAAAGGGGGCCCACATAGGAGCCCCCAAAGGGATCAGGCGAGGTTGCGGAAAGCACCAGCCACGCTGACGCGCACCGGGCCAGCGCCCATAGCCACCTTACCGACGATCAGATCGCCCTGGTACATGATGCTCACATCACCACCAGTGGTCTGAACCGTAGGACCAATGGTATCCACACAAGCAGCAGCATCCCGATGGAAGATCAGGCCGCAGCTATTGGGGAAGGAGGTATTGGTACCGTACTGGTTCTTCTCGTTGGTCGCATCACGGGCTTCGATGGCAGGACCAGTGGAGGTGCCGTACTTGCCAAGGAAGGGGATGTTGTTCGACTTATGGATCTTGATACCAGCGATCTCATACAGGCCATCGCCACTGTTCAGGTTGCCCTGAGTGTTGCCGATGTCACGGTTGAGGATATTGGTATCAACAGAGCTGATCAGGCTGTA